TACTTATGGACAATACAGTTATACGACCAATGCAAGTTACAATACTTGATGAGCTTGAGAAGATACTTGAGTACAACGGAATAAACCTTGACATCTATTTTAAGACCCTACAACCTCTTGAATTTACTGACTTGACTAATGCTATAAGCGAAGCCGAGATAGAGAAGGAAACAGGTGTTAAAAAGGATATAGAAGAGGAAGTGAAAGAAAAGGTAGAGGAACAAATTGAAGATGTAGAATAATGGCAACAGCAATATTTATAAAGAGAAGCGACCTTATCAAGAATACTGCATTAAGCGGTTCGATTGATACTGATAAATTTATTCAGTTCATAAAAATAGCACAAGAGATACATATTCAAAACTATTTAGGAAGCGACCTATACGATAAGATTAGTGCGGATATTATCTCCGACAATCTTACTGGCGATTATTTGGCGTTAGTAAATGACTATGTTCAACCTATGCTCATTCACTATGCGATGGTTGAGTATCTTCCGTTTGCTTCTTACACTATTGCTAATGGAGGCGTATTCAAGCACAGTTCTGAAAATAGTACTATTGTAGATAAGCAAGAGATTGATTCTTTAATATCAAAGGAGAGGGATTATGCAGAGTATTATACTCAAAGGTTAATTGACTATTTAAGTTTTAATGCGCCAAGTAAATTCCCAGAGTATTACAGTAATTCTAACGAGGAAATATATCCTGACAAAAACGCTTTATTTAACGGATGGATGCTGTAAGTAAATATAAACCAAAGAAAGATAACGAAATAAAACTAAAGTGTTACTTAAATAAAGAGCAAGATGCCAAACGAAATATATCACAAAAGCAATTGGGGAAACGCTAACGCAGGGGAGTTTGGCGATGTGTACTTTGATGCAGCAGCAACAAACAAGCTGTACAATCACTCTGACTATTACGAGAACTCTAACGGCACAGATAAGATATTAAGAGATTTATCTAACAAAGCGAGTATAGTCTTAACACCTACTGCATATTCAGATGGTAGCTTAAATACTGTTATACCGCCTTATCAAGTATTGCCACAAGAATTAGTTACTAATGGAGATTTTTCTAATGGCACTACAAATTGGACACTTGATGATGCAAGTAATGGTAGTATATCAGTAGTTGATGGCAAATTAGAAATTGTATCTAACGGTGGCGCAGGTTATCCTGTTGTTAAGCAAGGCATTTCAACTTCAATAGGAAAAAAATATAGTGTTACTTTTAGTGTTACTAACAATACAACAGGTTTTTGGTTTAGAGTAGATAGTTCTGAAAGTGGTTTAGGAGGGTTTGAAACTTTTTATGCTAACGATAAAACTTCATCAATAAACTTTAAAGGAGAATTTACTGCAATATCTACAACATCTTATCTTAAAATATTTGCGGAACAAAATGATGCAGGTAGTTTTGAAATAGACAACATATCCATAAAAGAAATACAAGAAGCCGACTTTGACTTTACAAGAGGTTCAAGTGCTACAAGAGTAAACGAGCAAGGGCTTATAGAAAGTATTGCAAGTGGATTACCAAGAATAGATTACACATCAGGGTTTGGTAGTTTGTTATTAGAGCCACAGAGGACTAATTTAATTACTTATTCAGAAGATTTCAGTCAATCAGTTTGGAGTACTTGGCAATCAACTAAAACACTATCAAACAACATTAACCCAAAAGGAATAAATGGTTACTACGAAATTTCACATACTGGAAGTTCATCAAATAATCCAAACACAAGATTGACAAATGTTTCTTTAAATGGTTCATATACGTTAAGTTTTTTTGTTAAAATAAATCAGTCAAGGTATATTTCTTTATCAATAGCAGATTATGATGGAGATAGAGCAAGTGTGTACTTTGATACAATAAATAAAACATTTACAACAATTAGTAATGTAGGTTCTCCTATAACTAATACATCTTATAGTGAATTTTCAAATGATTGGATTAGAATATCACTATCAGTAAACTTATTAAATGCAGTTTATAATGAAGTAGGTATTGGAATATATAATCCAAGTGGTTCTTTTCCATCTGCAAGTGGAGAAGTTATTTCAGTTTTTGGTAGCCAATTAGAAGCAGGAAGCTACGCAACATCCTACATACCAACAAACGGTTCAACAGTAACTCGCTCTGCTGACGTAGCAAACAATAGCGGTAATGCTGACTTAATAAACTCAATAGAGGGGGTTTTGTATGCGGAAATAGAAGGTTTTATTAGTACTGATACAGTAGAACAAAATAGATATATAACATTAACCAATGGAACAAGTAATCAAAGGGTGGCATTGTTGCTTGGTGGTAATACCAATCAATTAAGAGCAATCGTATATAGTAACACACAAGGTATAAATCTATCTTTTACGACATCATTAACTGATGTAAAGCAGTTTAACAAATTGGCAGTTAAATACAAAAGTGGAGATTATGCCTTCTTTTTAAACGGTACTAAAATTAGTAGTAGTTCTGAAACAAGTATTTTTACAGCAAATACACTTAATGATATAAGTTTTGATGTTGGTGGTGGTACACAACAATTTAGAGGTAAAACAAAAGAACTTGCAGTATTTAAAGAAGCATTAACAGATGCAGAGTTGGAAAATTTAACAAGTTGGGTTAGCTTTACAGAAATGGCTACTGATTTAGAATATACATTAGAATGATATACGACAAGGCATCTTTAGTACAAATACCTAGTGGCTACAAAAGTGGTACACTATACTCTGTTGTGCCTAATACTGCTGATGGAGATTTTACAGTAACAGGTGACCCAGAGGGCGAAGCTACAAGAGTAAACAAAGACGGTCTTATAGAAAGCGTAGTAGCAGACCAAGCAAGATTAAATTATAACCCTTCTAGTCCACAAGACCCACATTTACTTTTAGAGCCTACAAGGACTAATAGCCTACCTGAAAGTCAAAACTTTTCTACTAATTGGGTTGCGGCAGGTTCAACCGTAAGCAGCGGTATATCTTCTCCTGATGGCGGTACAAACGCTTATTCTTTAATTGAGGGCACAGCAACAGGTGGTAAAATTATATATGATACAATAAGCGTAAGCGCAGGTAGTGTTACTTATAGTTTATTTATGAAAAAGGGCGATAAAAGATATACTGCCCTATTATTAAGTGGTGTAGTTTCTACTTCAATGTTTAATGTTGATTTAGAAAATGGAACAGGCACAACTGCAACAGGTTCTTTTGATAGTACAAGTATAGAGGAATATCCTAATGGATGGTATAGAATTTCTGTTACAGCAACCGCAACAGCAGGAAACTTAAACTGTAATGTTTATTTAATGAATGGCGCAACCTATAACGACAGAAACTATACAGGAAACGGAACGGATAAAACGTATATTTTTGGCGCACAATTAGAAGCAGGAGACTACCCAACAAGCTACATCCCAACAAGCGGTTCAGCAGTTACAAGGACAGTAGACAAGTGCCTAAATGCAGGAGATGCTAATTTGTTTAACGACAGTGAAGGTACGCTGTTTGTTGATTTAGAAAACTTTGATGCAACAGTAAGGGAATTAACTTTGAGTTCTGGTTCTGCTGACAATAGGATAACAATTTTGTTCTATGGCAGCACTTTTGGCTCTCCAAATAGAATACGTTTTTATTTAACAAGTGATGGTTCTGTACAGGCAGATAGTTCATTTGCGGTATCATATACTTTTAATCAAAGAAATAAAATAGCTTTTAAATATAAACAAAACGACTTTAAAGCGTATATAAACGGCACACAAGTATTTTCTGATACAAACGGAAATACACCTATTGGTTTATCAGATTTTGAATTTTCTGACTTTAATGGCACTGGTGGTTTTATTGAAGGCAAAATACACCAAGCAATGGTGTTCAACGAAGCACTAACGGATAGCGAACTACAAACACTTACAAGTTAATTATGGCGAATACATTTAATTTAGGAAACGGTAATTGGGCAACAAAAGAGGAAGCACTACTTGCGTATAATGCCGAAAACGACAACTACAAACCACTACCTTTTGACTTTGACAGGGGTTCAACAGCTACAAGGGTTAACAAAGATGGTTTAATCGAAACAGTAGGCGTAGACGAGCCACGTATTGACTTTCTAAACAACACTAAAGGGCATTTGTTATTAGAGCCGAGTAGGACTAATTTAATTACTGATAGTGCTGAAGGTAATTATGGAAATGCCCCTGCTTCAGAAAGTAATACTATTGCACCTGATGGAACAAATACTGCTGTTATTCCTGTACCTGATAGTAATTCTGATAGATACAATTACAGTTTTTCAGGCGGAGATTATTCTACTAATACAAAATTGACTTATTCTTGGTTTAGAAAAAGAATATCTACTCCCACATCAACAGCTTTTTTAGGAGATTTGCGACCAACTAATTTGGTAAACGTAACACAGGTTGGCTCTACAATACAAATAGGTAGTAACATAAATGGATATGATAGATTTTCAGCTACTTTCAATGTAACAGATGGTTCTTTAAGTGGTATAATAAGAATGTATTTTGGTTCAGTTATAGGTATAGGCAATTCTTCAATAGCTTATTGGGGTCATCAAGCAGAAGAAGGAAGCTACGCCACTTCGTATATACCAACATCAGGAAGTACTGCTACAAGGAGTGCGGAAACTTGTAATAATGCAGGTAACTCAAATGTATTTAATGATAGTGAGGGAGTACTATATTGGGAGTGTTCATCTTTATATAACGATTTAACAAACAGAATTATATCTGTTTCTCAAGGTAATCAAAACAATACTGTTCAGTTATATTTTGACGCTTCGTCTAATAGAATTAGGGGTACTGTAAGGGCAGTTGATGGAACTTATCAATGTGTATTAAACTATACTGTTTCAGATACTACTGACTACATAAAAGCTGCTATAAAGTACAAGGCTAATGACTTTGCTCTATGGGTAAATGGTGTAGAAAGAGCAACAGACACGAGTGGAAACGCACCAACGGGATTAAGTGAAATTAGTTTTGATAGCGGTTCGGGTTCTTTAGATTTCTACGGAAAAGTAAAAGACATACGAGTGTACAACATAGCATTAAGCGATAGCGAATTACAAGCATTAACAACGTAACAATTACACCTATAATAAAAACAAGAGTAAAATAATTAAAAGTTAATATAAAATGAAATATTTATTCAAAAAATACGAATTTTCTGATGCTGAACAAGCAGAAACAAGAATAGCTGCTTTACCACATACAGAAGATGAGGAAGGCAACGAACACCCTTCGCACAGCCATACGGTTGTTAAATTAGGTTATATCTTTACAGAGCAACCTACATTTGATGAAGATGGAGAACTACTAACAGAGGGGGTACAATCGGATATGTATTCTGTTGATGTTCTATGGAGAGCATCAGAGATTACTGAAACTGATGAAGAAGGCAATCAAGAGATTGACTATCCTTATGGTTGGGTGTCTAAAGAAATAGAAATAGAAGAAGGTAACGGTGTCCACACTTTCGCAGGTAGAAGCTTTTAATTATGGACTTAAACTCGTTTAAACTTTACGTATTAAATTTGTCAGCTATTACAGTTAGTACAATGGATATATTAGAAGATAGCCTTAAAATACTTTTATTAGTAGTTACTATTGGTTATACTGTTCAAAAGTGGTACGAGTTAAAAAAGAAAAAGTGAAGTACTTTAATTATAGCGAGTTTGATAGCCCTGATGTACAGGGTAGCGGACAGCTTATGGACAAGACTTTACTAGAGATGCTAGACGAAGTGAGAGAGATTGTTGGAGAGCCAATAATAATTACCTCTGGTTTCAGAACGCCTGCTCACAATGAATCTGCTGGCGGTGTTGAATCCAGCAGCCACTTAAAGGGTTTAGCGGTAGACATAGCTATTCGCCATTCAAGAATGAGGTTTAAGCTAATAAACGCCCTATTTGAAGTTGGTATAAATCGAATTGGTATTGCCGATAACTTTATACATATAGATATAGACCCCGACAAGGATAAAAATGTAATCTGGACTTACTAATGAAAAAGTTACTACAACTAATTACGGGCGGTTTAATAAAGGATATTGGTGGTGTTATAGATAAACTAACCACTACTGACGAAGAACGCTTACAAGCGAAGCAACGTATTCAAGAACTATTAGAAGAAGCTGATAAAGATGCACAACAACAAGTTACAGAGCGTTGGAAGTATGATATGCAAAGCGATAGCTGGCTGTCGAAAAACATTAGACCGCTTACTCTGGTCTTTCTTACGGTTATGTTTACCTTATTGGCATTTACCGATGGAAACATTGGAGAGTTTAGCATACAGAAAGAATATATCCCTATTTTTCAAACATTGCTCATTACCGTATATGGTGCGTACTTTGTTGGAAGAACTTGGGAAAAAAGTAAAAAGAATGGCAAGGAAGATAATTAACGCATATACTCCAGACTCTAGGAGTAAAAGACCTAACGTTCACTCAAAGAACGCATCAGTAGGTCAGAAGGGTTATAAGAAAAAATACAGAGGGCAAGGTCGTTAATAACTTCTGTGAATTTAATACCCCTTTATGAATTTAATAGGGTATATTTGTCTTGTGTCAGGTTAAGCCTGTTTTCATTTGTTTTTTATTTTGTTTCATAGAAGTGGTAGCTTTTTTAGGTTGCCACTTTTTTTGTATATTAGTTGAATGGATAGAAATCAGAAGGGTTGTTTTGCAGAATACAAGTTCGCCACAAGAGCGATGGAGAATGGATTTAACGTATCTATGCCCTTATTAGATGCCTCCACATACGACTGTATATTGGAAAAGAACGGTAAGGTGTATAAGGTACAAGTTAAATATGTAGGGCATGATAGGAAGGAGAGTCCTTATACTTCTGGAAGAAACACATATAGAGTTACTTTAGCAAGAACCCAGCAATTTTATCCAAAGCATTTATGCGACTATTTTGCTATATGGGTCGATTCATATAACGGATTCTTTATTGTTCAGAACGAAGAACAGACAGCTGTAAGGTTGTCTTTAGAGAATAAATACAAAGAAAACTTCAATAATTTCGATATTATTTTGTAGTGTCAGTTGGAATTTATATATTTGCCCTATGAATATATATGAAAAACTGGTGGACATTCAGGGGAGACTGAAAGCACCAAAAAATCAATATAATAGTTTCGGTAAGTATAAGTACCGTAATTGTGAGGATATACTGGAAGCAGTAAAGCCTCTATTAGTAGAACACAAAGTTGTCTTAACTA